GAGGAGATCATCGGGCTGGCGAAGGAGAAGTTCGTCCCGGTTGACTTCGGGCATCTCAGGGCCTCGGGGTTCGTGGAGCTCCCGAAGATCACGAGGAGAGGGGCGACCGTCGAGATCGGGTTCGGCGGGCCGGCAGGGGTGGGCAACGTCGGCGGAGACTCGAACAGGATAAGCGTCGGATACGCGATCATCGTCCACGAGAACCCGAGGGCCGGGAGGACCGGGGGCGTGAGCCCACAAGGGAAACCTTATAAGACCTTCTCGACGGTGGGGGGATGGAAGTTCCTGGAGAAGCCGTTCAACCAGGCCCAGAGGGGCCTCGACAGGAGAGCCGCGGAGCTGATCCAGAGATTCATCCCGGCGACTAGGTAAGACATGGGACTCATTGAAGAGATCGGGCAGTTCATCGAGGACGAGGGCCTGGCGAGCCAGGCGACGGACCTGTTCATCGGGGACATGCCCCAGACGGCGCCGGACACGGCGACCGCGGTCGTGGAGACTGCCGGCCTGACGCCCCTTTTCGCCCATGACATCAACGGGGTGAATTTGGAGCAGCCGAGCTTCCAGATCTACAACCGGGCGGTGGCTTACTCCGTGGCGAGGGCTCTGGCCCAGTCGATCTTCGTCGCGCTGAACAAGCTGGTCAATACAACGCTGAGCGGAACGATCTATCCGAGAGTCGTGGCAATCCAGAGTCCGTTCTCGCTCGGACGGGACGACAATCACAGGGCCCAGATCGTGTGCAACTACACCACCAGGAAGGGCCTCTCACCATAAAGGAAACGGAGGAAGAAAATGGCAAGACAAGTTCACACAGCGCAGATCCCGCTCGGCTCAATCGGGGACTATTCGGTCGCGAACGCCGCCGACTACGTCTACCTCGCCGCGGACGTGGCGAACAAGGAAGAGACGATCCTGACCGGGAAGGAGCTGATCCTGGTCCGCAACGTGGACGCTTCTCCCCACACCGTGACGATCAACAGTGAGGACGACCCCTTCAACCGGAAGGAGGACGTGGCGGCCTACTCTGTCGGGGCGAACGAGTTCGCGATGTTCGGACCCTTCGATCGGACAGGATGGGTCAGTGGCGGGAAACTCAACTTCGAGGCGGACAACGTCAACATCGAGTTCGCGGTAATCCGTCTGCCGGCCTAAATGGCGAGGCAGGTCCACATTGCTCAGGAGATGCTCGGGTCAATCGCCGACTATTCGACTCCAGCCGTGGCAGCGATAACTCTTACGAGCTCCGACGTGCCGAATAAGGAGCAGACGAAGCTGACAGGTCAGGAGATGTTGCTAATTCGGAACCTAGCACCAGGGGCCGAGACGATCTCGATCGATAGTGTGGAAGACGAGTTCGGACGGACGAAAAACATAACGAACTATTCCTTGGATGCCGGAGAAAACGCGCTGTTCGGTCCGTTCGCTCCTAACGAGTGGGCGCAACCAGACGGGAACTTGTTCTTCTCCACGACCGACGTCCAGATGTTGATCGCGGTCCTGAGGATTCCCGGCTGATGGCGAGGCAGAATCACACGGCCTTCGTCCCGCTCGGATCGGCGGGGAACTACATCGCGAACGCTGCCGACTTGCCGAAGGTCAATGCCGACGTGGCGAACGGGGAGGAGACCGAGATATTCCAGAACGAGAAGACCCTGGTCCTGATCTTCAACGATACCATCGGGCCCTTCAACGTGAACATCGACAGCGTGAAGGACCCCTTCGGGAGGAAGAAAAACATCGTGAATTATTCGATCCCTATCGCAGAGTTCGCCATGTTCGGACCGTTCGACCGAGCAGGATGGGCACAAACAAACGGCAAGCTGAATTTTCAGATCGCAAACTCCGCGCTAAAGACTGCCGTGATCAAGCTACCTGGATAAATTAGGAGGTAAAAATGACACTAGCACTTGACGCCTATGGGACACTATTGCAGCTCGGCGACGGCGGGTCGCCCGAGGTCTTCACGACTATCGCTGAGGTGACCGACATCGGCGGCCCGACCCTGGCGCTCGATCCGCTCGATGTTACGAGCCACACGTCGCCCGCGGCCTTCCGCGAGTTCATCGGGGGCCTGCTCGACGGCGGGGAGGTCAGTTTTACGATCAACTATGTCCCGACGGACTCGACCCACGACGCCACGACGGGAATCCTGTCGCAACTTACGGGTCGGCTGACCCGGAACTGGAAGCTCGTCTTCCCGGACGTGGGGGGCTCGACCTGGAATTTCGCCGCCTTCCTGACGGCCTTCGAGACCTCGGAGCCCGTGGACGATCGACTGATGGCGGAGATCACCCTGAAGCTAACCGGGGCGCCCACGTTAGTCTAATCTGAAAGGAGGAAACAATGGCAACTCCTAAACCTATAAAACGGGTTCCGATAGAACTCGACAAGGGCCGGACTATGCTCCTCGACTGGAACGCGATGTTTGTGATCGAGGAGAAGCTGACCGCCAGGCGCGGCGGTGCCTGGGTCTCCCTTGCGGATCTCCAGGACGTGACCAAGCTGAGCATCGCGGATATGAGGACAGTCATCTGGGGGGCCCTGATCCATGAGGACGCGGGCCTGACAGAGCACGACGTCGGCAAGATGATCCACATGGGGAACAGCGCCTATGTCTGCGAGAAGCTGGCCGACGCCTTCAATCTGGCGGACGAACAAGATCCCGCGGAGGGCCGGACGGGCAACGGTAAGGACCCTTTGGCCGAAACCGCTGGCTAACCCTCTGGGCCATCGGTCGCTTTGATCTCGGCTTAACGGAGGAGGAGTTCTGGCGCATGTCGCCGAAGGAGTTCAACGCCCTGCTCAGTCGCTGGAATCTGGAGCAGGAGCGGCGCGATCTCCGATCCGGCATCCTCGCGGCAATCGTCGCGAATATGTTCCTGAAAAAAGGCCGGCGTCCGTTCAAGCCTGTGGACTTTATGGCCCACAAGGGCGAGCACTCGGGCGTCGTCGGGGGGGAACCGATCAAGGTGCCCTGGCAGAAGCAGCTCAAGATCGTGGAGAGGCTGAACGCAATGCTACACGGGCGAGACCTGCGACGAGGAGTGATAACACCGAACAAGGAATGATAAATGGCGACAGTCGGTGACGTAAGAGTTCGCTTCCTCGGGGACGCGGCAAGCCTCCAGGGGGCCCTGAACAGGGTCGGGGCCGGGATGAAGAAGTTCGCGACCATCGTGAAAAACGTCGCGAAGATCGCCGTCGTCGCCTTCGTCGGGATAGGCGCCGCGGCGCTGAAAGCAGCGACCACGATCGAAGCCGCGAACCGGACGATCATCGTCGGCACGGGGGCAACGGGGAAGGCGCTCAGACGACTGAAGGCCGACTTTAGAGAGGTCTTCCGAGGAGTGCCCGAGTCGGCGGGAACCGTGGCGGGTTCGATCGCGAACCTGAGCACCCTTTTCGGAACGAGCGGTAAGCCGCTCCGGGTCCTCACGAAGCAGCTCCTCGACCTGAGCCGGCTGACGGGAGGCGATGCCTCCCAGAACTCTCTCCAGTTCGGTCGGGCGATGAAGCAGTTCGGCATCAACGCCCAGGACTCAGCCCTCCTCCTCGATACCTTCTTCAAGATCACCCAGGACACCGGGATCGCCTTCGAGAGGCTGACCCGGGATCTCAGGGAATTTGGGCCGGTCCTCAAGCTGGCGAATATCAGCGCCGCTGAAGGCGCCCGAATCATCGGCGATCTGTCCGCGGAGGGCATCAACTTCACCCGGGTCTCGCCTGCCCTGAGGCAGGGGTTCATCAACTTCGCGAAGGAGGGGAAGAACGTCCGAGAAGAGCTGGCGAAGGTGATCGAACAGGTGAAGAACACCGGGAGCGAGCAGGAGGCCGTCACGATCCTGACCAAGAACTTCGGGACCGAGGTGGGCCGGCTGGCCGTGGTCATGAGGAGCGGCGCCTTCGCGCTCAACGATAACTCGGCGGCCCTAGAGAAGAACCGAGGACTGATCGCGAAGATAGAAGAGGAGACCAGGACCTTCGGCGACGAGTTCGCCATCCTCCGGAACAAGGTCGTGCTCGCCCTGAAGCCGGTCGGGGACGCCTTCCTCACGATGTTCCGGGCAGTCCTGCCAAAGCTGGAGGCTTTCATCGAGCAGGTCGGGATGAGGCTCCCCACGCTAGTCCTCGGCGCCTTCGAGGCGATGGCTAAAGGGATCTCCGCGATAGGACCCGGATTCATCACGATCCTCAACGGGATCTCGATCGCGACGAAGGCGCTGGCGCTCGGGGCGATCGGAGTCGCGATCGCCTTCAAGGCGCTCCAACAGGTCAAGGCGTTCAAAGAGTTCGACCTGAAACGTGTCAGGGAGATCCAGGTCTCTATTGACGGGCTGAAGGAATCCTTCGGCGCGATCAAAGATTCGATTAAGCTCGATGTGACCGACATCACAAACGCCCAAAAGACCGCCGACGGTCTCGCCGAAAGCGTCAGGAAGGTCAAGGACGAGTTCGAAAAAACCCTCGTACCGACGGAAGGCGTCCAAAAGGAAGTAGAGGACATTGCGGTCAATGTCGATCAGGTGTTCAAGAACCTCGCGGCGTTGAAGGAGCCGAATCAGCTATTTATCGGGACCCTGGAGGTCGCCGGGAAGACGATCGACATCCAGCTCAATAGCAAACTTGAGGTCACAAAGCAGAAGCTGATCGACATCCGAACCTTGGCGGGCCAGGTAGCGACCGCAATGGGAGGAGCATAATGCCGACGCTGAGAGAGGCCGTGTTTAGAGTTAATAACCAGCTCGAAGAGACCCTCGGGCTGATGCGGGACGTCGCGAGACGGCAGCCGAGGGTCCGGTTCGCGACTAACATCGAGCGGAACCTGGACGAGGAGATCAGGACCGAGCGACTGACGACTAACGAGGAGTAAATGTTCGGGTTTGCTATCTACACGACGGAGGACGTTGATCCGGATCTCGCCGCTGACGTGACCAGGTGGGGCGCGGACCCCATCAACGGGGAATACGATCCGCGGTTCCTGTGGGAGGGTCGGGGGAGTCATGTCATCACCCTGGGCGGGCCTCCCGGGGTGGCGAAGGGCCGGAAGCACCAGGACTCGGGCCTGTTCATCCAGGATAGGCGGATCAGGATCGCCGGGTCGGATCTCCCGAACGTGGTGAGGGAGGAGATCCAGACGAAATACGAAGTCGTTGACACCGACTTCAACTTCACCGCTGAGGGCGACGGGATCGGCGACGTGTTCCGGGTCCGGTTCAGCCGGCGCCCGAGGGGGTTCAACGCGGTGCTCAACACGCCCCTTTTCGCGATCGGGTCAATGCTCGGCTCACCGCCTCCCGACGAAAAATATAGACGCTACAACTATGAGGTCATTCTCTGGATTAAGGACCAGCTAGTCTAAGGGAATACGGGGTTGAATGAGCGAAAATTTCGTCGAAGTCCTGCTGGACGGCACTTCAATCCTGGACAACATCGTCTCCTTCCGCCTGCTCCGGCCACGGAGATCGGCGATGGACACCCTGACCCTCCGGCTCGCCGACTTCTCCCTCTACGCTTCCTTTGACTTTGGTGTCGTCCCGCTGACGGAGCGGATACACGTCGGGACCTCGACGGCCTCGCCGAAGATCGACGGATCGACTGTCAGCACCTCCATTTTTACCTCCGCCGGCTCGGACTTCACTGCCGAGGGAGTCACCACCGACGACATCCTGTTCATAATAAACTCCACCGTCAAGGCGGACGAGGGCGGACACGAGATTTCCGTCGTCGGCACGACCACGTTGACCGTTAGCGGTTTTACCTTCGGAACCGCGAGCGGCATCAAGTTCATAATCCTGAAGAACCAGGGCCGGTTCTTCGTCGAGAAGCCGGACGTGATCGAGAGCGATGAAGACATCGCGATCCCTTCCCTGTGGGGACGGTGCGGGCTCGCACGGTTGACCGACCCGTTCGTCAATAAGCTGACCAAGACCTTCCCGAATAAGCAGAACTTTTCCGACCTGGTCGCCGAGCTAGTCAGCGAGGCCGGCATGGACTCGTCGAAGGTGATCATCGACATCGATGACTTCATAATCCCTGGGAACCTGCTCACGATCTCGAACCAGCTCCCGCTCGACGTGCTGATCAACGTCGCACGGAAGACGAACGGATACATCCGCTGTCAGAAGACCGGCGACCTGATCGTCAAGAAGGACTTTTTCCACTTAGCCGGCGAGCCGATCGCCCAGGTCCTCGGCGACGACGAGATCCGGACCCTGACCGAGACCACTGACTTCCCGGAGTTCGGGAACCGGGTGCTCGTCAGGTCGGTCACGCCCGATGCGGCGCAAGATGTGAGGATCTCGCTCACACTCGAAACGGCCTGCACGCGGGGCGATGGCAGGGCCGCGCTTCCTGCCCTAGCGGTTGTAACGGACATTCGAGGGAATCCGATCGCGAACGGGACGCGAGTCGATTGGACCGTCGATGACTTCACGCTCTTCACGGTTGTTCAGCGGACCACCCTCACAGGGGACGAGGTGCAGACAGCCGAGGAAAAAAGGGCGTCCAGTTTATTCACTGTCGGCACTGACTTTCCGATCCGAGACATCCTCGGCGTTTATCTGAAGATGGACCAGCGGAGGCTCACGAATTTCTTCACTGGCGGCTCCTTTACCGGAAGATCGATCACCTTGGGCAGGACCCTCCCGTTCTCCGATACGCTCGTCAGCGTTGACTATATCGCCGGTGGTATAACGAGGAACAGTGTCCGATCGGTCGCCGGCGCGGCTGAGGGGAGCACGACGTTCGTCAGCGCGGCGGTCGGACGGATAAGGGATAGCGTCAACGTCTGCATCAGGAACACGAGAAACATTTTCTTGACGCTCGACGCCGATCCTTCCGAGTTCAACGTCTGCCTGGATGGGGCTCACACCGGAATCATAACGGCTCGCGTGCGAGACAACGGCGAGACCGGGCAACTGATAGGAATTACCTGGGATCTTATAGGGCTCGGGACCATTAGCAGCGCGTTCACGATCGTCAGGGACACAGCCATCCTCTCCGAGTTCACCACCTCTCGGAACATCTTCAAGGTCAACACGCGCTACGAGATCGCCTCCGTCGTCGGGGTGTTCCGTGCGGACGAGGGGAAAAGCGGCCTTAACTATTTTACCAACCCGAGCCAGAGGACGGGGAGTTTCGACGGGAGAGAGATCATACTCGGTACGAACCTCCCCTTCCAGCGAGACCGGGTCGAGATCGAGTATGTGGCGAAAGGAATATCGAGGATCACTTACGATGCGCCGACGGGCCAGACCGCCCCGAGCGTGGTGCAAGTCACTGCACTCATCGATGATGGCACCGCGACCGGCATCCTGGAATCCGAAGAGATCCTGTTGACCTTCCGTTGCCCGGACGACGACGGAAATATTGCGGGAGTTGATCCCGTGACCGGCCTGCCGACTGAGAGGAGGCAGAAGGAACCGGAGTGCGAAGCATCCACCGCCGCCGCCAAGAGCTGTGACATTCTCGATCCTGGCCTCAACGTGTTCATCGAATGTGTTTGCGGGTTCCTAATCCCAGGGGGCTCCTGCCCGACGACTGAGGAAGGTTGCCGCGAGATGTGTCAGGCCGACTACAACCTGAACGGTAAAAGTTCTCTCCTGTGCGACGTAGAGACTGCAACCGAGTTTTGCAAGCGAGAGACCGGCAATGTCAGCTTAGCCGCAACACAGGAATGTGAGAGCGAACACAACGCGGCGACGGTGGACAGGTGTGTCGAGCGGTGCCTGAACCACGAGCAGGACGAGGAGCTGGAGATAAGTCCGGCAGAGGGGACGATGCAATGCCTCGGGTCAAAGCAGGTATCTTTCAGCGTGGTAGGTGGGACACCTCCTTATAGCTGGAGCGTGACTGTGGGGACAGTTCTTCCCTTTGGACCGGACAACGAAAATGTACTTATCATTCCACCCATAAGCTCCATTGTCGCTGGAATTGCTTATAGGAAAACATGGGGTCATTGCACCGCTGGTCTTGGTCCGACTAATTGTAGTGGTGGTGGTAACAATGCGGTTTCCAGTAATCAGCCTTTCGGTTGTAACGATGAGATAGAAGGTTCTTGTAACGCAAATGCCCACATCTCAACTGATTTCTGTATAACTTTTAGTTACACTGGTTGTTCCGGTGCTGGCCCTGGGAGCGATATTCTTTGGTGTTTTAGCACTGTTTTTCCGTCCACCCTTTTTTGTGGAGATAACGATGACGGTGACCTATTGGATATTTGTGACGAACGATCAGGGGCCATGATCCTCGCCGGGTGTGCCCCGTGTAGTTTGGTCATGAATGGATCGGTTGCTACGGTCACAGACGCGGGAGGCAACACGGCGATGGCAACTATAATCACGGAGGGATGATTTTGATGTGGATCATCCTTGAAGACGCAAGCGGCGTGAGACGAAAGATCGCGCCGGGCAAGATGGTTTGGCCGCCGCGCCGACCTGACGAAAAGATCATAGGCGTTGAAGGAAGCCGAACGATGGTGTTTCGGCATTGCTTTAATTGCGGTCAGAAGGGCGTGTACGAATCCACCTGAACGGGGAAGCGAGTCCGCGCCTGCAAGTTCTGCGGGGTAAAAAAGGAGCTGAAGAGCCTAGGGGATAGAGGGAACAATGGGGCATCTTCTTATTGACGACCGAGCGTCTGGCGGGAAGTTAAGGGAGTATGATACCGTTTCCTGCAAGCACTGCCAGGCGGTGATAAAAATGGACTTGAATCCGAAGACCAAAGTCAGTCAGCCGTGGTGTGACCTCTGCTTCGGCCATGTATGCAATACGAAGGCCTGCGCGAGCCGCTGCACGCCGTTTTTTAAGAAGGTCGAGGAGCAACTGAGGCGCCAGGCCTTGTTCAATTCAATGGGACTATAGGAGGAATAGGCAATGAGCAGATATTGGGGGCACGTTATCAGCATCACGCCGGTTCTCGCGTCGGACAACCTCGCGCTCGAAGCGGGCGCGGGCGAGACCGGGAAGATCTTCGAGTTCCGGGCGAGCGGGGAATCGACCGCGACTACCGCGATGGCGACGAGGCTGTCGCGAACCGCCAACGACGGGACGGTCCCGGTGTCCGGTGACGTCCAGAAGGGGCACCCGGACGCGACCCAGAAGCTGGACTTCATCAAGAGCTGGGGAGGGCAGCCGACCCTCGACGCGGGGGGCCTGATCGCCGAGAGCTGGAACTCCTTCGGCGGGAAGATCCGCTGGCAAGCGGGACCCGACGAGGAGTTTTATATGCTTCCCACCGCGCAAATAAGCTGCCGGAACACCGTCGGGCTCGGGGTCTCGACCTATAGGATCGGATGGAGCGAATTTTAAGCAATGCAGAAGGGCCGGAGGTACTCCCGATGGTACGACCGGAAGAGACGGGCCGCCAGGGACTTCGAGTCGCCGGCGACTCCGTTCTTCGCCCTTCCGTTCTCGACCGAATACATCAAGGGGGACGTAGCTGGGGAGTTTACATTCTCCCAGTTCCTCAAGGGCGACGCCCTCCTGGAAGCGATAGCGTCGGTTTACATCAAAGGAGACACGGCTCTCCAGTTCCGGTTGACGCTGTTCGTGAAGGGCGATGTGGTCTTCGCCGACACGACGGTCTTCATCAAAGGGGACACGGCGCTCGTCGCACTTCAGACTCAAACCATAAAGGGCGAGGTCGTATTTGCATTTAACGCTGTGGTTATAAAAGGCGACGTCAATCTTGTGGTCACTGGCGCCCTTCCGGACCTGGGCGATCCCACCGCGCCCACCGCTCCGCCAAGCACTAAACCAGGGGCCATCTCCCGGCAGTCGCTGTCGGTGAAAGCAGTCATCAAGGATGTGACCTGATGAGTATTCGAGAGGAGAATTAACATGGCAATTCCCTTCATACCAACCGGAATCGGACAAGTCGCAGCGAAGCAGGTCTTTAAGATCAGCTTCACCGAGACGCTCTCGCAGATCCCAGAGCTGCACGCCTGGGACGACTTCAACATCAACACGGTTGCGAACAAGATTTTCACCGGGACGACCACCAACGGAAGCACACCCATGATAGGGGCGATCGGCTTGAGTGTCGCTCCCGCGGCGGCCTGGTATCCTGCGGCGCCAGTCGCCGGATCAGCGGAGGATGTGGCGAGCCTGCTGATAGGTAACACCGGGTTTTGTTTGCTCGACAGCGCGGCACCCGCGGCCGGCGATGTGTTCTTCAACTTCGACTTCAGCTTCCCCGACGACGTTCTCCCGAGTGATACCATGGCCTTCGTGCTGGTGTTCCTGTTCATCTTCACTGGCTCGACTCCGACAATTACCTGGGCTGCAAACGACGGAGGCACGGAGGGCGCACCGATCTATACATCGCTGACGACACAGGTGGGGGGAGTGGCTGGAGCGGCAACCGTGATCCGGCCATCGGACACTGGTGGGACGGGGGTCGGAGACACGGTCACGATCCCGACGTCCGGGGAGATCTTCCCCGACGAGATCTTCGTGACGGCGGCGGCCTGATCATGTGGATGCTCCGGCTCAAGGGCGGGATCGAGATCACCGAAAAGGAGATGGGCTGCTGGGACAACGTCCCGGCCGACGTGGAGATCGCCTCGCTCGGCATCGCGATCCAGCGGAACGGGCAACCGCCCTACATTATCAGCGTGAAGGGCTACGAGGAGATCTGCTGTGCGAAGGTGGGCTACTCCGGCGTGGGCGGACCGTCAAAGATGGTCGGGTTCGTGATTTTCGGCGTGGCGAACAACCACGTCACCGAGTTCACGATCAAGACCGACGGGGTCATGCTCAAGTCCTACCCCAGGGACAAACTCACACTCCGGCCCTCGGCCCTCAGAAGGAT